TTGTGCGCACTCTGTGAGACTGCCGTAGATACCGTCAATAGAGTCACCCTTATTGGCGATGAGGAAGCATGAGGACATCTGAGGCCTTGGTGTACCCGCGTTGAAGAGGGTTGGTGTCGCGTGAATGAACATACCCTTAGACATCTTGTCATAGGTCTCCAACACGGCGGGAATATCCTCCCCGTGAATACCAATGGCCACACGCATGAACATGTATTGGGGTGTCTCCATCAGGATACCATCGAGCCTCTGAAGGTAACTCTTCTCCAGGGTCTTGAGACCAAAATAGCCAAAGTCATAGTCCCGCTTTGTATCAATGTCGTCCCTCACACGACCCGCGATTCGAGCAACTTCCTCAGTGACGATACCAGCCTTGGCCAACTTCTTCATGGCAGTGTGGAAGTTGTTGGGACACACCTTCTGGATGTTACTCGCGATGATGCGAGTCGCGAGAATTTCATAGTCTGGTTCTGATGTAATCATACCGACACAGATTTCAGCGGAGAGTGTATCAATCTCCTGAGCACTGATACCATCGTAGAGAGAAGAGGCAACTTGTTGGGCGACCTTGGACGAGTCACAATTTTCTGAGAGTCCATACGTTAGATTCTTGATCCTATTGGTGATGTTATCAAATTTCATATCCTCAATACGACCTGAGCGCTTAACGACTCTCATGTTTATTAACTATTCTACTTGTTTTATTTTTAACTTACTTGCGGCACTTCTCAAGATCACCACTTGTAACCTTGACAGTCCCAAAGGTTTCAAACTTGCGATCCTTCTGGAGAAGGTATGAGTTAACAAAGAATGGACCCTCTTCACCGGCCTTGCTCACTGGAGCATACGAGCCGACGAAGCAGGTTGGGGGTTGGCATGGGATTTGCTCAACATTTATGGGTTTGCCATTGTATGCCTCATCGAAGTCAGCGATGTTCAACATTTAGTATTTACAGAGTTTTTTTTTCCAGGTCTATATTAAATGTGTGACAACCTCCACCTCGATTCCCTCAAGCAGTGTGAGACTCCACTCAATACCCTATTCTTTTCCGAGTTCAACCAAAATCTTCTCCAGCGCGGAATCCGTCAGGCGTTCAAGAATAAGACTGGGATCGCGATTGATCGTCAAAACCCAGATGACTTGTACAGTATCATGCGCGTTGTGTTCATCAATAACTCTGGTGACCATCACTCTCGCGTGAATGAACAAGTCAAGATGATGAACGCCCGTGTGATTGAAACCGCCTTGGGTCAGATCCAGACTGGTGTGTCTCAATATATGGCGTATGTCCAAGACATCGATACCATATCTATGCCACTTGACCAACCAATCAACACCAGTACTGTTGGTAAAAAGATTGGTTACAACAACCAGATTGGATTCAATTAAAGTTTTGCGTCCCTACACTGATAAGATGAGCCTGAATTACTATAAATCGGAGACTGAAAAAGTATGTAAATCTAAGGGTTGGGACCGCGCTGCTGTAGACACGGTGTGGCTCCTACTCACCGAGGAATTTGGTGAACTTGCCTCGGCTATTCGTCAATACAAGAAGACGTACAAGAAGACTGGCCTCAAGAAGGAGAGGGGTACAGACGTGATGATGGAGATGGGTGATGTGTTTAGTTACCTGTTCCAACTGGCACATATGTTGGATGTTGACCTAGACAAAATGTGGGAAGAACATCGTTCCAAAATGAAGACTAAAAAATATAATCTGAAGTAAAAGTAATTATGAGTAAGTATATGCTCGATGACGAAGATGCCATCAACGATGTGAATCCATTTGTCTCCCACGATTTCTCCCTTCCAGGAGGTGTGAGACAGACGGGTAACTTTGAGGATTTTACTGAAATACAAAGTGAACCTGGTATTCCAGAGCAGACACGTAGTGTGTATTGCGACTATGGTCTCTGTGCAGAATCTAAGGGTGAGTGTTCTTTATCTAGACCATTGTATCCACGACGAAACATAGATGTTGGGTATACGCAGAACGATAGAACATTTGTTCAACGCGCTGTCATTGGGGTCGCGAATAACCCCAAGTTATCCATTATTGGTGCATTAATTCTCGCGTTCTTCATTCTCACCATTCTATATTACATAACACGTTAAAAAAGTACTCGAGTCGTGATTCGTCCGTAGACCTTTGTATTAAGTCGGACAGTGTATCTTCACAAAACTTCCTAAGAAACTCCCTCTGCCAAGCACTCTTCACATTAATCCAAGGTGGCTGGAAGCTGGGATCCAATATCGTACTCGCGTGGGCTGTCCGAATGTAGGTGTGTACACTCCTCTTATCGGCAAGAATGTTTTCGAGGGCCAACTCTGCCATCCTTTGACGAACCTCGAGGGTCTTTTCGCACATTGTGTCCAGGAACTTTTCATATGGAATAGATTGTGTTTTGGAGGTGAGCACAACCCAGTCCGCGAGGGGTCTCGTATGTATGTAGTCCTTGTATGTCTCGTAACCCTTACCACGGATGAAACGTTCATACACAATCTCAACATACTCCAGATCGGAGTCGATGTCGTGTACGGCCGTAGCCGACTTGATGAAGGAGGTCATTTTGATCTACATGAGGATATAATCTCTAAGTAATATATAAAAGATGTCTAAGACTCCAATCATTATCGGGGTTATTGTTTTATTACTCGTGATCGTAGGAGTTGCCGTGTATTTCAAAATGATGAAGGATGAGGAACCAAGTTTGGGACCATCCGCGGGGCCATCCACGGGGCCGGCCGTAGCTCTAGTCGTAGCTCCAGCCCCAATAAAAACGGAAGAAGGTTTCCCAAATGGAAGATTTGTAAAAGTGATACAGACTGTAGCAGATAGAGCATTGATTTTGAGAGAACTTGAAGTATATGATAAGAATGATGTAAACGTTGCCTTAAATAAACCTGTAGTAAGTAATCCAGACCACGGTATTCAAGCTTACGGAAGTCTTACGGATGGTATTATTGAGCATGATACATATGCTCGTACGAGAGGTGATGTTATACCAGGTGAAGATTTTGATTATTTTATGGTTGATTTGGGTGCTTTGACTGGTATTAAGAATGTAATAATTAGAAATCGGGGTACCAATAACGCAAACAAAGATCGCCTTAAAGGTACAAAAGTTGTCATATTAGGTGAGGATGGATTAACGGTTATCGCGGAAACTACTGTAGTTACCAATAGACAAACTGATGCTAATTTTACAACATTTACTTTTCCATCTGATGAAGAAGCTTAAGAACCTAAGTCACCCCACCCCACCTTAAAACTCAAGTAAAGAAATGTATTCAGCTATCGCCAATAACAGTTTCTCCTACCTTCTCACCCTTGATGAGTTTAGGAAGGAACTCCCCGAGGAGACAAGACCTTCTTGGATAAAGATTACGACAATCACTATGGTCTCAAGCTTTATCCAAGACATTGATATTAAAAAACTCCGTGGCATTTTCGAGGAAATGGGATCCTACAAGTTGAGACGCGTTGGTACGGGGGGTGACGCAGGCTTTGAGTGGAAGTTGAAACCCACTACATTCTACAACCAAGTGACCCTCACCTACCACGACACCTACAGTACCAAGTCTGTCAAGGTGTTCCCCAATGGTTCCATACAAGTGGCAGGGTGTTGCGACCTCTTTGACTGTAAGCGCATCATTACCCAACTGACCTACATCTTCAAGACTTTTTTGGGAATGGAAGTTGAAATGCCCGTGGACTCCTTCAGAGTTGTCATGATCAACTCCAACTTCAGCCTCAACTACAACATCAATCTGATGCGTGTGGCACGGCACTTTGAAAACTACTCGGATATCTTTAAAGTTTCCTTTGAACCCGATAGGTACAGCGCAGTGAAAATCAAGTTTAAACCAGCCCAAGATATGAAAGAAATCACAACGAGTATCTTCTCAACTGGCAAGATTATCATCACTGGCGCGGAGACCCTCAAGGAGATTGCCTTTGGGTACAATATTATCAATCAACACATCAACGACGATCCAGAAATCCGTGTTTCCCCCACCACAGAGACCGATGTATTTGATGTATTTTTAGGACACAGATGTGAACCCATGGTTGAACACTTGAGGGCAAAGGGTTTCAGCTCATGGCTCCAGACGATTACGAATAGGCAAATTAATTTTTAATATCGATGTAATTTATAATAAAGATGTCTCAAGGTGCTATCATTGCCATTTTTGGGTTGATGATGTTATGCTGCTCATCTTCCTCAGCGGCCATGCTCATGATGGGTGGTGACGAGGAGAAGACCACCACTGGTCCTACGACCCCAAGTGGCCCACCAAAAGGTCGTTATGTGAAAATTGAACAGACTGTCGTTAGTAACCCAAGTCATACCGGTGATTTCTGCAGTAAAAACGCTATAATTAATCTTGCCGAGGTGCAAGTATTTGATAAAGATGGAACAAACTTGGCATCTGGTAAGACTGTTACGGGTAGCGAAAGTTTGTCATCTTTTCCATTGGCAAACCTTACCGACGGTAATATGACAAATTTTGCCCACACTGCATGCCCAGATCCAATAAATACAGAGAAGGATAATATGTTAATTGATTTGGGTTCAGTGAAAGAAATCAAGAAGATTGTGATTACTAATAGAACTAATTGTTGCAAAGAGCGTGCAATTGGTATCAAGGCTGTTGTTCTTGGTGACGATGGTACAACTGTTATTAAAGAAACGCCAGCTATCACCACTGAAGCAGATACATATACTTTCACTTTCCCAGGAACGTCATGGAGCTAATCCAAATTAATTTCTAATTGTATTTTAATAAAGATGTCTCAACGACTTGGAATGGCAGATGGGCGATGCTTCACCCTCAACTCCTCAGCCCAACTCACCAACAACTACATCATGAACCAAAATGGTATCGCCCTCGAAGATAACTACAGCTACCGTCAACTTCTCCAAAAGCAAGGTCCAGAACTCCTCAACAAGATTCAAGAACAATCTCGCTCCACCTGCGACCCATGCGACCGATACACCGATATGTCCAAGACGTATTAGGTGAGCTAAATTCTCGTAAAAACTTTAAAACCATACTCTAGAATGTCGCAATGTGCCATATGTCTCAATGACGTCAGATCAACGAGGACCAACCCTCCGATCCGATGTGGACATATGTTTCATTCCCACTGTCTAGAGGAGTGGAAAGGTAAAGGTAAGAATACGTGTCCCCTATGTAGAAAAATATTTGACGTTTCACAATTTAAGGTAACAGTGACGGTTCAGAACAATTACACAGCGCAGTCTAACGCTGTGTCATTGGAGAGTGAAGCCATTTTCAATATAATGGATATATTTGATATGTCTTTTGATGTTGAAAATACAGTGGATTTAGGTAGTCTTCTTGCTGACCTTGGGGTGAGTCTTTCCGACCTTGATTCCCTTATCCTTGACGCAGAATGAGCTACAGTAGGTCTCATAGTTTAACCCAGGATAGTTTCTCGAAGCCTTACGAGGATCTTTAATAGCCTTTCCCTTTGCATCAACCAGAAGTGGCCCCGTAGCCCATCCCCGCTTGTGGCTGAAAACATTGGCTTTTATAACAATCCGTTTATTTGGTGCAAATGTACCAGCACGCTTTACCCGAGAGAGTGGTACCTTGAAGAACTTTGCCACAGATTCTTGTGTGTCTCCAGGCTTGATTCGGTACTCAACGACACCATGCTGTACATAGAAGTGGAAGTCTCCTTGACGAATATAGTTTGTTGGTCTTCCAGGACATACAAACATCATAACCTTGTAGTATCCCTTTTTACACTTCTCGTTAGCCTTCACTCGGTACACCTTACCAGGGTTGTCTGAAAGAACAGCCTTGGGGAGTCCAGTACACGATGTGTAATCATTAGGTTTATTTGAGAGACCCGAACGGTCACCTGGGATTGATTTTTGCCATCTATAGGCTTCATAGTCACCAACCGCGTAGGCGTAACAGTTGTTGTTACCTATACCAGTGGCAGTCCCCCAACGCTTGTTGGTAAACTTTCTTTCAGAACCACTCAGAGGAAGGTCATTCTTCATTTGTAGTTTGCATAGAAAAAAATATAGATACTAAGTAAAATGCAAGTCCTTGACCGTGTCGCCAAGTCTGAAACCAAGTCGGATATGCTCACTGAGCTTCTCCTCTTCATTCTCAACATTCTCATCGCGACCTTTGTCCTCCGATTTGCGTGGAACCGATCCCTTGTGAAGCACATCACCATCTTCAAGCCAATTAACACCATGCTTGATGCTTTCATCCTTGCTTTGTCCTTGAGCATCGTTCGTGCTTAAATCTCACTGTAACCCACAGTCTTTTCACCATTTGGGCTGATGAGGGTTGGGAAGGCTTCCATACCTGAGCATCCCTCTTTATCACAGTCCACAAATCGGTGAGGTTTTCCATTCTTCTTCATATAGTCCAATTGTTTACGAGTCCAACCACATCCCATGGTCCCGTAAACAATCCACTGTTTTCCATTTGAAACGGACGCACCGACTGTGACATTAACGCGACGGAGTAAAATCAAGAGGGCGATAGCGGCCACAATAATCATAACGAGTTTTTGTCGGCGCATTGGTGTATATAGTATAGAATTACATATTTTTTATGAACTTACACATTTGTTCCTTGGTCAATTTGGGATCTAACTTGAACATCTTTGCGAGATCTTCCTTCTTATAGAGACGACATTTGCGCTTGTCAATCTTGAGGTCGCCATTTTTGTTTATGAAGACCTTTGGAACTTTCTTGGCCTGTTCAACTATAGGTGCAATGCGCTTTTCAATTTCTCGCACTTGGTTCATCACAGATGGATCACGTTTCCCAAGACCGGGTCTCTTTAGTGGAACCTTCTTCTTTTCTGCTTCCTTCTGAAGCACGGCTCTCGCACGACGGATAGCACTTGAGGTACCAACCTTCTTTGGTTCTTCCACCTTTTTTACAGTCACAGGCTTCTTTGGTATGATCTTTGAGAGAAAGCCAGCCTTCTTCTCTTGAAGGAATGGATGCTTTAGGATGTCATCATAGGTTGGGAGATCTTCGTGTTTCTTGAGACGAAGACGGAGTGATTTAACTTCTGGACTTTGTCGGGTGAGATAAGGAGCTGGAAAGAGATCTCTAATGAATTGTTTGACAGGTAATGATTTTGAATAATTGTATAAAATATTAAGAAAGTAGTGTGCGTCATACATATAGTGTGACTTTGTGGATATCCCCACATTATTCGCAAATTGCTTATCGTATACGGGGTTTTTAACACCTTCTATCGTTGCGAGACCAAAGTCAATCATCACGGGTACATTACCCTCCATGACCATGATGTTGTTCCAATGAAGATCGTGGTGTCTAAACTTGGGATACTTTTCGTGGATTTTTTTGAGGTTTCCGATGACTTGTGAAATTACTTTTTTGTACGCAATTGAACTTGGTTGAGATTTAATCCAATCTTCGAGTGATTCACCCTTGATGTATTCAAAATAAAGAATATCTTTATCGTCGCACGACTTGAAGTGATACATACGGGGAACACCCATACCTCTAAGCTTCTGTGCGATACGATATTCCATCTTGGCAGATGCCTCATTTGTAATCTTTATGGCAATCCGTGTTTTACACTTATCGTCGAGGCATCCGTAGAATACCGCACCATATTGTCCCTGACCAAGCATCCTGAGTCGCCCCCCCTTTTCAATTTTAATTCCGGTATTCGAGAACATTTCTTGTTTTGGGTCACACGCCTTCTTACCTCTCAAAAACTTTTTGACTTCTTCACCGACAGCATTCTTCTGAGCGTCAGTCTTGGCTCTGTTGGCAATATGGACGAGGTCTGCAAGTTTGACCATACTTATTACATACTAACAAAATTTTCATCATACCACCTGACTATGGGATTATCTTCATCAAGGTCTCCTATGATTTCATAAAGATCAACTTCATCTACGTGACACATGGCTTGTTCAAGTATATTTATATTTTCACTCTCAACTGCGCCACGCATCATTGAATACCCCATGACTTTCATGATTTCATGCCAGTGATAGTGTGAATGCGAGGAACATGCAACTTTGAATGCTCGTAACATCCTGACACCCTTGGGTGTATCTTCGTGTGCGGCAATCCAATATGTGAGGTGTATCTCATTATCTCGAGTCATCTCATAGTCGACATAGTCCGCGATATCTTTACCCATTTCCTTGAGACCCTCGACATCCCCCTCTTCGATAATTTTTTGGAGTTTCATGTGATTTATTCTATAAAAAAGTGTACTTAGGATATTCATAAGAAGTTTCATTCCTCTTATCAATACTGAGATTGAATTTTGTAATTACAATTTAGATTTATTCTTCGTCTACTTCAATTTCCTCTTCCACATCGTCAACCTCTTCCTCTTCTGGGAGGTCAAGGCCTTGGAAGGCGAACGATGGAAGCTTCGTGGATTGCTCCAAGAGGGCTTGTTGGAGACGCACAGTCACACCAAACTTGTTGTCAATGAACCAGATGGAACTGACGTCAACAATGGCCATAACCTTTTGACCCTTTTCAACCGTATCAAGTGGAACTGCTGCCTTCTGCATGGTGTATGCTTCTGGAACAAACGAGCCATCTGGCTTCGTCGCAATCTTGAGCTTGAGGGTTGATGGGTATGGCTCCTTACCTGGGCGAACCAGGGGCTTGTAGAGCGCTTCACGAAGGACCGCGACATTGAACTCCTTACCGAGCCACTCCTTGGAGTTTTCAGCGACAGTGTTGACAATGAGTTCATCAAGTTCCTTCAACTTGGCGTGAAGGTCCATCGCGTCGGCATTGTCTGGGTCAAAAGAGAGATCCAAGGAATACGTCGTGCGTCCAGTACCCTCATCAGTGAAGGCACTCAGACCATATGGAGAACGCATGAAGGGGAGTTGAAGGTAGAGCTTTTTGTTGTCGCCACCATTGAGATAGACGGTCTTGCCGCCATTCTTATTTTTACGAAGTTTTGAAAAGCCAACAGAGGAGGCTGTGAAATCGGAGGATCGTTGGATAGCAAGCGACATTGTAGAGGGTATTATATATCTTCTTGGAGTCTCGACTTTAAGTCATTTTTTATGGGATTGTATATTTGATTGTTTTTGGTGTTGGTGTCTTACCAGTTCCACCGTTCACAGTTTCCTTGAGAACCTCTACACCATTTTCCTTGATAATCCAACCTGGTGCGTATTTGGGTCTGAAATAGTCAATTTCAAACTCACCAACCTTTGTTGGGGATGTGATGGTGAAAACTTTTGAGCCAACTGGAATTTGCCCTTCCTTCCACGCAGACCAGGTCAAATCCGTCATAGTTGGATTGGCTGGTTCTGGGTCATTGAGCCCATAATTATCACCTTCACATTGATATCCACCATCTTTACTATTACATTTAGCCCACAATGGTTCCTCGTGAAGCACTATTTGTTCAGGGGTAACACGTACACCATCCATGCGAATATCGGTTATGTGTACATTAAAATCCTTTTTATGAGCACTTTCAACATTCTTAATAAATTCATACACATACTCGCTTGGGGGAGGTGGTACCACGGGTGCGACCGGTTCCTCACCACCCATCATGACGTAGGCTGCTGAGGAAACAGAACAACATATCGCTACCATGGCGACACCTGCAATGATAGCCCCTTGAGACATTTTTATTATACGTATACATTTTTTTTTGTTGATATACACTAAAAGATAATCATGGGTCTCTTTAAAGACTGCGGTTGTGGGTGTAACGGCCAAAAGCAACAGGAGAAGTTCGTGACTTCCCTCATCTCAGGCCTCACCTTTTTCATCATCGCGAACCCCGAAACTTTCCGTCTCGTCAGGCGAGTTCTCGGACCACGCATTGCGACCCCCAATGGCTGCCCATCAACCATGGGTCTCCTCGTACACACCCTCGTGTTCATCCTCGTTGTGTGGGGTATGATGAACGTCAAGAAGGAAGTGCCTAAGATAAAGGAGATAGGTCCCTCTGCGGGATGTTCGGGTTGCGCAGCCGAGAAGGTTGTTCCACCACCTCAAC